TTTGAATCTTTTTGAAGTACTCGGGTACAACATTCCAAATATCCTTGTCCCTGTACTTGTTTGAATACTCGAGGTACGCCTTGACACATTTGAGTAAAATAATAGGTAATTCCCGGTTTAACTTTTCATCGAGCTGTGGATCCGCATCTCTCACCTGTTTTGCAAAGTTCCACGGAAGAATACGTCGAAGGACAGAACCGGAATTATCTTTCCAGTTGGGGACTTCATTACCACCGAGTACACCCGGTACATTCCATTCAATAGAAACCGCTGTCTTGTTTTTGACGGCAACAGAGACATCTTCACCAGATACCATAGATTGGAACTCTGCCTGTTCAAGAGCCAGATCACCCTTGACCTCTGGGGCAATAAACATGAAAGAATCCTTGATTGCGGAAAGACCAAACTTTCTTTCGATGTTATTCGAGAGAGTTCCAATGTCTTCATTTTCATAGAACTTTTTGAAAACCTTGGTAATGAGAGTAGATTTCCCAGAACGTGCGATACCTTTGAAGAACGGAATCACTTGCCACCCGTCCAAATCACCTACATCGTAACACAGGCGACCACCCATGACATACGCCCAGTCACACACTTCATCCTCAAAGTTTTGATACTTTAAGATTGAGTCAAACCATGGTGTCGGAATGTCCTGCCAGCGTTCCACATGGGAAAAGTCATCAAACTGTTGATCAAAGTATTTGCAGGCAATGATAGTTGGATCAAGACATCGGAATTCCTTACTGTCGTACGGGTAGAAACAACAATCATATACACCTCGATCTGGAATCCATTCCTTACCCACAAAGACACCATTTCTGAAAGACCAAACATGACGCCGTTTCGTGATTTCAGGAAATTGTGCATCTATACATTTAGACATATTGTCAATGACATCTCGAAACACTGTACCACGGCTTGTGAAGTTTTTCCATGTAATGAAATCATCGTCTTTCTGTGCAAGTGAGTAAACAAATTGTTCGATTGTAAACTTTGGCTGCCAAGCTCGTGTTCTATGACCTTCAATTGTCTTAATCTCTTCACAACACTGTCCCTTGTACCTACGATACCCAGCCTTGTATGTTTGATCAAGAGAATACAGGAGACACTTTTGAAATGGTGTGGAGTTTTCAATTTCTTCTTCATCCATGGTAGATGGATCGCCATTTGCTAAAAACTGTGGTTGTGCTGTTGGATTGTCGACTCTTTCAAATGATGTATAGTGGCGTCTAATATTATCATATCCATCACTCAACTGTTTTAAGATGTTGTTAATTCGTTTAATGACCGTTATTCCGTCGTCATTTGGTTCTTGTTTATGTATATTTAGATCGCGTGCATGATTTTTTAAATTGATGAGATATGTTCTCTGTTTATCACGGATGCCCTTGATGGGCAAAATCTCAATTTGGGATGGATTTGGATTTCCATACTCATCGAAATTATCTGGGTGAATAAATTGTCGATATCCCAATTCACGAGCATTTCTAAAGTCATTTGACTTGAGCGACCATGCATGTTCAAACCTGTCAATAATGTCAAGTACCTGATCTTCTTTCATTGATTGGATGTGCTGTTTCTGAAGCTCCGTCAGAGCCTCATACTTATTAGGTTCCTTATCAATGAAATGGGTGTGTTCCATTTCTATGTATTTACTGAATAACGATTTTTGTTTCTAAGCTGATTTTGGGGGTTGCATTTTGGCAAGCATTTTAATTAAGATTTTGTTCTGAGTTTCCAATTGGTAACACAGGTTTACCAGCGCGGAGCATACAGTATCACCGTCTGGAGTCGCCAAGAGTGAGCTCATGAGGCCCGCGATATCCACGCCTTCATCCTCCTCTTCAAAGAAATCTCTATCTTCATCTTCGTCAAATCCCAAGTCCTCCTCTTCTTCAGAGACAATCTCTCCCTCCTCGACATCATCGATTGGTTCTTCATCTTCAGGGCGAGACGACATTTTAAACTATACTGAGAATTTTTGAAATCTGAAATTTCGCACCAGGCGCGATTTTGGTCAGAAAAAAAATCTTGGTATATAGTACAAAAACTCTCACAATGGCCGGTGGTCTCATGCAACTCGTCGCTTACGGTGCTCAAGACGTCTACTTGACTGGTAACCCAAAGGTTACCTTCTTCCAAGCCGTCTACAAGCGCCACACTAACTTCGCTATGGAAAACATCGAACAAACTGTCAACGGTACCGCCGCCAACTCAGGCCGCGTGTCCGTGACCATTGCCCGCAACGGTGATTTGGTCGGTGACATGTACTTGGAACTCGAATCCAACGTCGACACCACCGTTACCTCCGACACCACCTCCGACAACAACTGGATTGCCGAGCGTGCGATCAACAACGTTGAACTCTCCATCGGTGGTCAGCGCATTGACAAGCACTACCAAAAGTGGTGGCGTTTGTACTCCGAGCTTTACTTGGATGAAGCTAAGAAGACCAACTGGGCGAAGATGACTACCGCCAAGGACGGTAAGACTGTGTACTTGCCACTCGTGTTCTTCTTCAATCGCAACCCAGGTTTGTATTTGCCATTGATTGCGCTCCAATACCACGAAGTCCGCATCGACATCGATTTGGCCTCCGACATGGAAACTTACCTCGAAAAGAACGTTTTCAAGGTTTGGGCGAACTACGTGTACCTCGACACCGAGGAACGCCGACGATTCGCGCAAAAGGGTCACGAATACCTTATTGAGCAAGTGCAACACACTGGCTCCGACACCGTCACCTCCGGTGCGACCAAGCAAGTCCGTTTGTCCTACAACCACCCAGTTAAGGAATTGGTCTGGTGCTTCTCCAATACGACTTCTCGTAACGACCTCTGGAACTTCACCTCCTCCAACAACGCGGCTGAGATTGTCCTCGAAAACGATCCACGTGGCGGTGCGGCCTCCAACTGCTATGTCCCAGTCGGCCAAGCGGGTGGTGTCCCACTCTTCGATGCGGAATCTTCCACCGCTGATTTCACTGAAGAAGCTGCTGGTCCACTTTCTACATTCAAACTTGTTCTTAACGGTCAAGACCGCTTCAAAGAGCAAAAAGGTAAGTACTTCAACCAAGTCCAACCATTCAACCACCACTCCGGTAACCCACTTCCAGGTGTGTACGCGTACTCTTTCGCCCTCAAGCCAGAAGAGCACCAACCAACTGGCACCTGTAACTTCTCCCGTATTGACAATGCTCAAGTCGCGGTGACCATGAACTCCACTGACGCGACCACCATGCACATGTTCGCGACCAACTATAACGTCCTCCGCATCCAAAGCGGAATGGGTGGTTTGGCCTTCTCCAACTAAGCTTAAGTATGTATTCGTCTCTCGTATTTTAAACACAAAAATTAACATAATTCAAATATGTTAAGTTTTGTTTCGCATTCTCAAACTAGAAATATTAACATGAAAATGGTTATTGCGGTGTATAGAAGGAAGTTGTCAGGAGAGAAAAAACAAAAAGTCATCAACGAGGGACGGCGTTTAAAAATTGAAAAAATTGTTTTACCCAAGTATAATAAAAACTGATGGGTGTCACTGTGACAGAGCAATATGATTTGGGATGTGGACTTGATGTGAACAGCTACTATGCTTCGATTAACACGAATGATATCAGAATGGAGAAGCGTGTCGAAGAACACCGCAACCATCAATATGATCCAGAAACTGGCACGCACACAGAAAGTGTCACAACAACTACAAAGTATAATCTCGATGCTGGATTTACATTCTGGGTTTCACAGGCGGCGCAGACCTCTGGTAAGGCACCTATAGGTCATACCCGTATCAGTGTTAGCCAAGAGACACCCATTACCGAAAATTTGTACACCGTGCTCTATGCCAAGTTTAAGGAATTGCACCCCACTGCTGTGGATACTTAAATAAACGACGCATATAATAACAAATGCAGGACATTTACACAGACGGGAGTTGTCTCGGTAACCCAGGTCCAGGTGGATGGGCGGTAGCTGGAGCTGGTATCAAGGTGTCAGGTGGACAGGGTGGAACAACCAATAACGCAATGGAAATGACTGCTGTCGTCCAAGCACTCGAGCAGTGCCTCGCGCGTGACATTCTTGAGATACGGCTATTCACGGATAGTAACTATGTCAAGAATGGAATAACTTCGTGGATTAAGAATTGGAAGAGGAATGGTTGGCGCACATCTACTGGCGCGCCTGTGAAGAACAAAGACCTCTGGATTCAAATTGACACC